CAGCAATTTGAAGGCACCAGTAAAGAAGGGCGACAACCCAAGACGAGCAAGTTTCCTGGCGCGCATGGGCGGCATGAAGGGCCCAGAGCGCGATTCGAAGGGCCGCCCCACCCGTCTTCTGCTCTCTCTGCAAAAGTGGGGTGCATCTTCGAAGGCGGACGCCAAAAGCAAGGCTTCCGCAATAAGCAAGCGCAACAAGAAATGAACAACCCTCCCGCCCTGTGAGGGGGCGTCCCGTGTCCCTGCTCTCTCCACGGGGCGCCACATTAGAAAGAAAGCAATGAGCCTTTACAAAAACATTAACGCCCGCAAGGCAGCCGGCACCAGCCGGCCAAAAAAGAAAAGCACCGTCAGTAGCAAGTCATACGCCGCGATGAAGGCGGGCTTTCCGAAGAAGAAGTCGGTGATGAGCCGCTATTGATGACTGAGGCAACAATCGACATAGGCTACACTCCGCGACCGCTTCAGCGGGAGATGCATGCCATGCTCGATCACAATCGTTTCAATGTGATTGTCGCTCACCGCCGTTTCGGAAAGACGGTTGCGATGATCAATCACATGATCAAGCGCGCGATTGAGGAACAGCGCCCCAACCCGCGTCTGCATTATGTAAGTCCGACTTACCGTCAGTCTAAACTGGTGGCTTGGGATTATCTCAAGACATTCACCGAGGGCATACCGGGCACAAGATACCACGAGACAGAGTTGCGGTGCGACTTGCCCAACGGGGCCCGCATAACGCTACTCGGGGCTGAGAACCCTAGTTCCTTGCGTGGAATTTATAGTGACTTTTGCGTGATGGACGAAGTGGCAAGCATGCCGGAAAGCATATTCCCCGAGATCATTCGCCCCGCCCTGTCGGATCGAAAGGGGGGGTGCGCCTTTATCTCGACGCCCCAGGGCCACAACTATTTTTATGATCTGTGGGAAGTCGCGGACATTACGAAGGGATGGTCGCGAGCGATGTACCGGGCAAGTGAGACCGGCATTGTAGACGACGACGAGTTAGAAGCAGCGCGCGCCACGATGACAGAGGATCAGTACAACCAGGAATTCGAGTGTTCCTGGGTAGCGAACGTCCCCGGCTCAGTCTTTGGCAAGGAGCTGCAAGAGTCAGAGGACAAGGAGCGCATTACGAGCGTGCCATACGATCCTCAATATCGAGTGAATACGTATTGGGACCTGGGCGTTCATGATTATACAGCAATATTCTTTGCACAGGAAATTGGGCGCGGAGAGATTCACGTCATCGATTACTACGAGAATAGAGGCGAGGGCTTGCCGCACTATGCGAGCGTCCTCGATCAAAAGGGATATTTGTACGGCCAACATTATGGGCCGCACGATCTTGAGGTCCGCGAGTTAGGCACAGGGAAATCCCGACGAGAAATGGCATATGAACTGGGGATAGCCTTTCGTACCGTCTCGCGGATACCTCTTGAGGACGGCATACACGCCTCTCGCATGTTGATACCGCGATGTTATTTCGATCGCGACAATTGCCGCCAAGGATTGGAAGCGCTGCGACACTATCACCGTGCTTGGAGAGACAGAACGCGCGACTTCGCGAATTCGCCAGTTCACGATTGGTCAAGCCACGCAGCCGATGCGTTCAGGACAATGTCCGTTGGAATGAAAACAAAACGAGACCCCGACCGCCATCTGCCACCTGTAGCAGACAACTCTTATAACCCTTTCGGAGCAATCGCATGAGTTTTCTTGTGGGAAAGCAACCAAAGCAACAGCCGTTGCCCCCGCCGCCACCAGTACCGCCGCCACCAGCAATCAAAGTGCCTGGAACCGACGTGGAGGACGATGTTCGCGCTGACTTGCGCCGCCGCAAAGGGCGCACTAGCACGATCGCTACCTCTGGCGGGGGATTGACGACAGATACTGAAACAAAAAAACCTAGCTTAATTGGGAGGATAAAATAATGAGTAATGTCTTTTCTGCACCTACTCCGAAACCGCCGCCGCCGCCACCAACCGTGGCGCCAAAGCCAGTTGTCCGCCCAGCCGCACCAGTGCAGGCCGGACAGCGCCAAAACGAGGAGAAAAAACTTATGAAGCGTGTGCGCACCGGACTGGGCACACAAGCGCGGCGACCGTCTGTTCTTGGTGCGTCAGGTAGCAGCACCACAAAAACATTGTTGGGACAATAAATGGCTGCCGACGAACGCGCCGTATCGCTTATTAGGCGCTTAGACAAGCTCAAGTCTGTCCGTGGCACTTGGGAAGAACACTGGCAGCAAATTGCTGACTACATTGTGCCGCGCAAAGGCAATGTGACTCGCAAGCGCACTGCCGGCGCTAAACGCATGGAGATGGTATTCGACGGCACGGCAATCCACGCGGCTGAGTTGTTGTCGGCATCCCTCCACGGCATGCTGACGAACCCAAACCTTTCATGGTTTGAGCTTGCCTACATGGAACGCGAGTACAACCAGGACGACGCGGCAAAAGAATATCTTGAATCTGTCGGGGAGATAATGAACCGAGAGTTTCAGCGCAGTAATTTTTCTGAGCAAGTACACGAGCTGTACCACGACCTGGTGACGTTTGGCACCGCCGTCATGTTTATAACGGACGCGCCAGACAATAACGGTGTTAGGTTTGCTACTCGCCATATTAGCGAATGCTTCATTGCCGAAGATGAGTTTGGTCGCGTCGATACAGTCTATCGAGAATTCAAAATGAGCTTGCGCAGCATGGCGCGCCAGTTTGGCGAAGACGCAATTGGCGACGAGATGCTGCGAAAGCTAGAAAAAGACCCATACGACGAGGTCGCGATTGTTCACGTCGTTATGCCGCGCGATGAGCGTGACGCGCAGCGCATCGACAGCAAGAACAAGCCCTTTGCCAGCATCTACATTGAGCCGAAGCAAAAGATTGTTTTGAGTGAAGGCGGCTTTGACGAGTTTCCATACGTTTGCCCAAGATTTTTGAAATCTACAAGCGACGAGGGTGGCTATGGAAGGTCGCCTGCGATGACGGCATTGCCCGACACCGCCATGATTAACGCCATGAGTAAGACGACGATCGCGGCAGCACAGAAGCAAGTCGATCCGCCGCTCATGGTGCCGGATGATGGTTTCGTTTTGCCGGTCAGGACCAAGCCCGGCGGCTTGAACTATTACCGCAGTGGTACTCGTGACCGAATCGAGCCTCTTAACATTGGCGCGAACAATCCCCTGGGCTTGAACATCGAGCAACAGCGCCGCGAGGCAATCCGCCAGGCCTTCTATGTTGATCAATTGCTGATGGGCAATGGTCCTCAGATGACCGCTACAGAGGCAATTCTAAAGAACGAAGAGAAGATGCGACTGCTAGGCCCATTGATGGGCAGATTGCAAGCTGAGCTTCTGCAACCCATGGTGGAGCGTGTGTTTGCGTTGCTATCGCGGCAGCGTCAATTCCCAGAACCGCCAGAGATTATTCAAGGCAGCAACTTCCGCATTGAGTACGTCTCGCCGATGGCGAAGGCACAACGTCAAAGCGATGTGCAATCGATTATGCGGCTGTTTGAGTTGTTAGCGCCGATTGCATCGATCGATGCGAGCGTCTTCGACCATCTCGATATTGATGGTCTCGTGCGTCATATGCTGAAGACGTTGAGCATACCGGCGTCGGTGACTAAGGGCGAAGGCGAGGTAATGTTGTCGCGCGATGAGAGGGCCGCCCAAGAACAAATGGCCCAGCAAATGATGCAGGCGCAGCAAACCGCTCAAAGCCTGGGTGCAGTGGCGCCAGCAATTAAAGCAATTGGTGGCGTTGGGCCGATATGACGCCAGAGCAAATCAAAGCCCTTCGCGACGATGCCAAGCTACTCCTTAACACAACTGAGGGGCAGCAAGTTCTTGAGGACCTCAAGTCGCGTTATGGATTTTATGTGCCGACGTTTTCGGCGGACCCCTACGAAAGCGCGTACCGAGAGGGGCAGCGTTCTGTTGTTTTGTTTTTGATGTCGCTACTTCGCGACGAACCCAAACGAGAGGAACAAGATGTCTGAAGAACAGGTGTCGGCGGAAGAAGCGCCGGTAGCATCAACTGAGGACGATAGTTGGAGAGCGCAATTATCAGACGAGTTGAGAGAGCACACGACGTTGGAGCCAATCCAAAGCGTAGAGAACCTGGCCAAAGCTTACGTCAACGCAAGCAGCATGATAGGCAGGGACAAGGTAGCGCTGCCAGGACAATATGCGAGCGACGACGATTGGAGCCAAGTCTACGACAAGCTGGGCCGACCGGAAACTGGCGACCAGTACGAGCTGGAAGCGGGCGAAGGCGCGGACGAGAATTTGATGGGTTGGTTTAAAAACACCGCCCACGATATTGGGTTGAACAATGCCCAAGCGCAAAAGTTGATGGCTGCCTACAATGAGATGGCTGGGCAACAAGTTGAAGCTGAAGGCCCGAATCTTGAATTGATGCGCGACGAAGTGTCCGCTGAGTTGCGCAAAGAATATGGCAACGCATTTGATGATCGTCTAGGTGTAGCTAACAGCGTTATCACGGAATTTGGTGACGGTGAGATTACCGAGATTCAACTTGCTGACGGGCGATCGCTTGGCGACCATCCCGAGTTTATAAAGGCAATGGTGAACGTCGGGCAATTTATTCGTGACAAAGTTAGCGAAGACGAATTTTTGGGCGAGCGTACCAATAACTCGATGACGCCAGACGAGGCACAGTCTCAGTTGCGTGATATCGAAGCGCCCAATGGGCCGCTATGGGATCGCACGCACCCTCAACATGATTATTTCGTAGAAGAGCGCGGTCGCCTCTACGAACAGATATACGGCGGAGACGCCGTAGCAGGGTAGCCTTTTGGTCCTGTTGTAAACTTGTAAGACAAGTCGCCGATCGGGCGTTAAGCCGAAGGAAAGTCCGCCTCGCGGGTAGCTCGCCGACCCCCCCCCTGAAAACTTAAACCGGAGTTTTGTGTAATGTCTACGCAAATCACAACCGCGTTTGTTCAGCAATTCAGCAACACGATCACGTTGCTTGCTCAACAGCGCGGTTCAAAGCTTCGCGGCAGTGTTCGCGAGGAAAGTGTAACGGGAGAGAAGGGTTTTTTCGACCAGATCGGGTCAGTAGCGGCGCAGAAAAAAGTGAGCCGCCACGCTGACACACCTTTGGTCGAAACACCTCATTCCCGTAGAATGGTCACGATGGATACCTACGAGTGGGCAGACCTTATCGATGATAGCGATAAAGTAAAACTGCTTGCAGACCCGACCAGCACCTACGCCCAGGCGGCGGCGGCGGCTATCTCCCGCAGCATCGATGATGAGATCATCGCGGCAGCGACGGGATCGTCATCCACCGGCAAATCTGGCTCAGGCAGTCAAGCGCTCACTAAGACGATCGCAAATGGCTCAGCCGATATGACGGTTGCAAAATTGCTGGAAGCTAAAGAGTTGATGGACGAGTCAGATGTTGATCCATCGATACCACGTCACATTGTGGTAGCACCGGATCAGATCACGGCTTTATTGAATACGACTGAAGTAAAAAGTTCAGATTTCAATACCGTAAAAGCTTTGGCAAACGGTCAAATTAATTCCTTTTTGGGATTTAATTTCATCACTTCAACCCGTCTGGCTAAGGCAGGCAATATCCGTAAGTGCTTTGCTTGGGCACAGGACGGGATTGTTCTGGCTATGGGCAAAGACGTAATGGCTCGCATCGAAGAACGCGCTGACAAATCTTATTCCACTCAAGTCTATTACTGCGCAACGTTTGGCAGTAGCAGAATGGAAGAAGAGAAGGTCGTTTCTATCGACTGCGACGAAAGCGCTTAGGAGGTAAATCATGGGTACTAAAAACAGTACGCTGGTGACGAACTTCGAAGCCAGCCCGTCTGAGATGAACGACATCACCCAGCTACATGGCGTTATGCGTGTGGCTCAAGGTACAATTGCTCTCGCCGCTGGTGACAGTGACGACAACGATATTGTCCATCTCGCTATGATCCCAAGCAACGCATCTGTGCCGCATATTTTCGTCGGTTCAGACACGTTGGGAGGGTCGTGTACTTTCAACGTCGGCATATACACCAGTGCTGGTGTAGTTGTTGATGAAGACAAGTTCGCTACAGCGGTAGCGGACGCCGGTGCATTAGCCGATGTCAGGCACGAAGTTGACAACGTTAATACCGTTGGCACAAAAATGTTTGAGTTGGCTGGTGAAAGTTCCGACCCCGGTGGTTATTTTTACATCTCCGCAACGATGGCTGCGGCAGGTGGAACCGCAGGTGATATGTCTTTTATCATTCACTACGTCGTTTCTTAATGATTAGGGGGGCCAATGGCCCCCCTTTTCTTTTTAGGATTTCTAATGGCATCCGAAGTTGATATCTGTAACTCGGCGCTCAACATGGTAGGCGCGAGTAACATCATTAGTTTGACTGAAGACACGCGCGCCGCGCGTTTGTGCAATCAGCGTTATGAATTTTTGAGAGATAGTGTGTTTCGGTCACATCCTTGGAATGCATTATTGCGTCGGGCTGAATTGGCAAAGGATACGACCGCGCCAAGCTGGGAGTACGCCAGCCAATACCAATTGCCGACTGATCCTTTTTGCTTGCGTGTTCTTGAGGTAGAAGGGGAAAGCGATGGCGTCGAGTACGCGATCGAGGGCCGTTTCCTGCTTACCGATGAGAACGCCGTAAAGATTAAATACGTCGCACGCGTAACCGATCCAAACGAATACGACACTCTGTTGATCGAGACGTTGTCCGCAGCAATTGCCGCAGACATCTCATACCCCTTGGCGAACAGCCTGGGCTTGCAACAGCAAATGAATGCTATTTTTGAATCAAGGCTGCGAGAAGCTCGCTTCACCGATGCGACTGAAGGCACGCCAGACACTATTGAATCCACACTGTTTTTGGAGTCTCGACTCTAAATGGCACGTCTCGCACACGCCTTTACAAACTTTACCGCCGGCGAGCTGTCGCCACGTTTGGACGGCAGAATTGATCTGGCAAAGTATCAAAACGGCGTTAGAAGTTTGAAGAACTTCCTAGTACACCCGCATGGCGGCGTGACCAGAAGACCAGGCACGCAGTTTGTTGCGGAGGTCAAAAGTAGTGCGGCATCGACGCGGATATTTCCTTTTGAGTTTAATACAGAGCAAACTTATATCGTTGAGGCTGGCAACAACTACTTCAGGTTTTATAAGGATGGCGGGCAGATTCAGTCCGGTGGTTCTGTCGTCGAAATTTCGACTCCTTATTTAACGGCGGAACTATTTGAGATTAAATATGCGCAATCCGCCGATGTTATGTTCCTCGTGCATCCAAATCACGCGCCGCGAAAGTTAACCCGCACTTCAGATACAGCATGGACGTTAACATCAGTGCCGTTTGAGTTTGGCCCGTTCCTTGATGAAAACATAACAACAACGACGATAATCTCAAATGGGCTTTCCGGAACTGTTACGCTGACATCAAGTGCCAACTTATTTGCATCTACCGACGTCGGTCGCCTTGTTAAAATATACGAGGGTTTTGCAAAAATATCCGCGTTTACCAACGCGACGACAGTTACCGCAGTAGTGCAGACAAATCTTGACGGGCTCGCAGAGCTTTTGCCAACATATGTAGCCTCTACAATTAGCTTTACGGAGGGCGATCCAAGCGCCACCGGGTCAGAACACAACGACCGCATCGTTGACACCGCGAAAGCCTTTAAGGATCAAGGGTTCATTGTAGGGCAAAAAATAACAATCAGCGGTGCCAGTAGCACGAACAACGGCGACAAGCTTATCGCTGAAGTCACCGATGATACGATTTTGACCGCGCCGTCCGACGACCTAGCAGACCAATCCGCTGGCAGTGCCTTCACGATCGTTGGCAAGCTAGCAGCTACAGACAAGTGGTCGCTTGGTGCTTTTTCGGCAACAACAGGATTCCCCGGCGCCATATGTTTCTTCGAAGAACGTTTGGTCTATGGCGGAACAACGGGCCAACCGCAAACCGTGTTTTTCTCTGAGGCTGGCGGATTTGACCAATTCAACACCGGGTCCAACGACGTCGATGCAATGGTGTTTACCTTGGCCAGTTCACAGGTAAATGTAATTCGTTCTCTCGTGCCATCTCGCACACTTATTGTCCTAACAACTGGCGCCGAGTTTTCAGCCGGCAGCTTTAATCTTGACCCGATCACGCCTACAAATATTCAGATTAAAAGACAAACGACTCATGGCAGCGCGAATGTTTCACCAGTCACAACAGGCAGCGCCGTGTTGTTTCTGCAACGAGCCAAGCGAAAAATCCGCGAGCTACAATACAATTTTGACGTTGATGGTTTTGTTGCCCCTGACATGACAATTCTATCGGAACACGTTTCCGAAGGTGGGTTTGTTGAGTTAGCCGTGCAGCAAGAACCCGACAACATTATCTGGGCGGTGCGTGCAGATGGGCAGTTGTGCGGCCTGACGTATCGCCGTGAAGAGCAAGTGGTGGCATGGCACCGCCACATAATCGCCGGCATCTCAGGTGCGGCGACAATAACTGTCACCGATTTCGGAAACATAGCGACAGGCACAACGCTAAAGATTACAAAGTCGGATGGCACTTTGCTGACCTTTACGAGCGAAGCCGCTGGTGGCTCATCGCCTGCAAGTGCGCTTGGGTTCCGGCCAAATTCGAGCAACAATGCGACCGCCGATAATATTTTTACGATGCTCAACAACCACGCGGATTTGACGGTTGCGAACCCTGCGGCGAACGTAGTCACCGTGAAGGAAACGGCGCGAGCCGGCACTGGTTTCCTGTCTATCGAAAGCAGTGACGCCACACGCCTTACCACCACCAATCAAGCAAATGCCTTGGTTGAAAGCGTTGCTGTGATACCCGGTGACCTTGATGAGGATGAAGCGTATCTCGTCGTGAATCGAACGATTAATGGCGCTACAAAAAGATTTATTGAGCGGCTCAGCAATATCGATTTTGGTACGTCTGCAAGCAATGCCTTTTACGTTGATAGTGGGCTTACATATTCAGGGTCTGCGGCTACGACAATCAGTGGGCTAACGCATTTAGAGGGTGAAAGCGTAACCGTTCTTGCGAATGGTGCAACGCATGCCAATAAAACGGTTAGCTCAGGTGCCATTACTTTAGATCGATCAGCAACCAAGGCGCAGATAGGTCTCGGATATACATCTGAACTTCAGACGATGCGGATTGAAGGCGGATCGGCACAAGGCGTTAGCCAAGGCGCGGTCAAACGCATCCATGATGTGACTGTGCGGTTTTTCCGCACTGTCGGCGCTAAGGTTGGATCATCAAACACAAACAACGACCTCATCCCTTTCCGTTCGTCAGCCGACGAAATGGGCCAAGCCTTAGACCTATTTACCGGCGACAAAGAGATCGAATTTCCAAACGGTTACGACACCGATGCGTTTGTGTTTGTTAAGCAAGACCAACCCCTGCCAATGACTGTTGTTGGCATATACGCGAGGATGGAAGTCTTTGATCGTTGATGAGTTTCGGGCAGAACATGCGGTTGCCATCTTAGCGCAACATGATGACCCAGGGCGCTGGGAAGAGCAGGCTCAAATCATTGAGGAGACTGGTAGTGCTTTGACAGTCTTTATAGATAATGAGCCAGCCATGTGCGTTGGCATCATAGACATCTGGGATGGTCTTGGTGAAGTTTGGATTGTTGTAAGTAACGCAATTGAGTCACGCCCAGTTTCGGTCGCTCGTGGCATGCGAGAGTTGCTCGACGGTTATTTTGAGCAAGGCGGGTATAGACGAATTCAATCTAATGTTAGAGCGGATTGGGCCACGGCTAGGCGCTTTGCAAAATTTGTTGGAATGAAGGAAGAAGGCTTAATGCCAAGTTTTGGACCTGAAGGCGCCGACTACGTGCGCTATGCGAAGGTGTTATAATGCCAGTCGGTTTGGGCGCTGCTGCCCCCGCCGCCCCCGCCGCCGCGAGCAACCCATACACTCTAGGAGCGGCTGCCGGTTTAAGCTTAGTCGGTGGTTTGTTTGGTGCTGCCGGTGGTGCTAAATCCGGCAGCTCTGGGAACCGCATTGCAGAATATAACGCACAGATACAGGAGCGGAACGCTAAGGTTGCTGAGCAACAAGCTGAGCAGCGCATCTTTATGTCGAAGGTCGAAGAGGGTCGCCTTCGCGTAGATGCTTTTGAGTTTATCCAAAACCAGCAAGCCGCATATAATGCAAGCCGCGTTGTATCCGGAACTGGCACAGCTCTCACGGTTGCATTGGAAAGCGCGCAACGAGCTGACGAGGAAATCCGCAACACTGCATTTAATGCTTCAGTTGATGCTTCAGTGTTCCGAGAAGAGGCTACCGCGCGACGTTTAGATGCCGCTGTAACCCGTGCCGAAGGAGCGTCACAGGCTAGAGCAAGCAGAACGCAAGCAATCTCCAGTTTACTAGGCACCGCCTCATCCACAGCAATGATGTACGCATAATGCAAATACCTGTAATTCAAAAGCCCGCTATCAATTCTCGAAGCCGCGATAGCGGTGCGCGTGCGTTAAATGTGCAAGCAAACCCAAATGCATTTATGGCCGAAGGTGAAGCGTTCGCCCAAGCAGGGAGACAGATTCAACAAGTCGCTCAGGACTGGGGTCAGATTGCTGTAAAAATATCGGCCAACAAAGAGAATTCGGCAGCGCAGGGCGCACTCAAAAGCGAGATAGAAAAGGCGCGCACGGCAGTCCAGGCTTATGACGATCCGGTTAAAGCCGAAGCAGAATTCAAGCGGCTAGTTGCCCCACAACTCAAGCGCATGACCTCAAACGCTTACAAGACTGCGGATGGCGGCGTGTTGTCGTTTTTGACCGGCACATCGCGCCGTGCCTTCGATACCGCTGCCAGCACACTAATGGCGTCAGGGCTTACGACAGTGCGACAGGTTTCTCGGGAGCGCCAAGCATCGTCGGCGGTTGCGGATACGCTTGGGGCTGTTGATCAAGCTACAAAAGACGTTGCGGACATTCCCGAAGGTTTGCGCCGCAATATGGAAATATATCTACAAATCAAAAAGCCGTTACAAGACTTAGAAGAGATTGGTTATTATACCGCTGAGCAAAGATTTAAAGAAACGCGCCGCCATGTTCAGCGAATTGATCTTCTGCATGTCGAAAAAAAAATGACAGGCTTGGAAACACCAGAAGAAGCGCGCGATTTGTTTGATCAAATTAACAAAGGTGCGATTGGCAAAAACCTGTCAGCTACTGCAAAACAGGATTTAAGCGAGCGAGCGCTACTTTTAGAAGGGCGCTTGGAGCGGCAAGCAAACCAAGATTATGATCGAGACAAAAAAATTAATAAAGATGCCGTAGAGACGCGTCAGAAGAACAGTTACCATTCGATGCGACAAAGGGTGCGGGTTGGTGAGGACGCCAAAGAAACAAACCCCCTGACGGTGCAAGAGGTTGATGCCGCGTATGCTGAAAACGGCATAGATGAGAGAATGCACAAGCTACTTCTCACAGCGATATCTAACAGAGGAGAGCCGCAGGCGAATAATAAGGCGAAGGCGCGCGAGTTTATGAAACAATTGCGTAATGGAAAGGGGCGAGAGGACATCAAGAGTATCACTGATAACATCTTTAACTCTCCAGACCTTGATACTCCAACAATAAACAGTCTATACAATTTTGGAATAAGCCAGATAGCGAGAACACCGGAAGTTAAGCGCGAGAAATTGTTTCGCAAAATGCTTGATACGATGGCAAAGCCAAACTCAATTATGGAAAAGATGCTGCCGGGTTTTAGCCAACACGGAGACGCAATTCTTTCGATGTATGACGCTGAAGTGCTTGATGGCGAAAAGCCATTAGATGCGTTCCAGAAAGCAGTCGATTCTTTGTCTGCAAACCGCAAAGCAAATTTAAAATCAGTACCAAAACCGCGTTTCGCATTGGAAAAAAAATTAGAGCTATACACGGCGGAAGATGTTGTGGAGGTACGGCAACGAACCATCAAAGGTCTCAAAGGCAAAGCATCAACGCTCGCACTTCAGTTGCTTTATCTTGAAACGCTAGAGCGATACGTCGAAGACATGACGCCAGACGAGAGAGCTAAGCAACAAACAGAAATCGATAGATTGACTATAGAAGCGGAGGAAGTAAACCAATGAGTCCGCCTCTGATAATAGAAATACCAGGGAATCGACCTGTTGCGGGCGATCAGTTAAGCGTAAGCCCAATGCCACAAGAAGATAACTTCACGCCAGGATTTGGTCGCGAAGACTTCCCTGAAGAGGGCCGGCAGGCAATTGCGGACGCAGGCTACGACGCCGACTATGTCATTGCTAACGACACAGAGATTGACCTGGAGACGCCGCTAGAAGAACGCGAGGCGCAGGCGGAGCAGTTGCTGAAAGGTCTGACCGAAAACGAGCGCGCTCTATTTGTTGATTCGGCTCGCGCTATGATGCCGGTGTTCCAAGAGGCGCCACGGCGATTCCAGTCGAGTCAAACTGGCACAGGTGAGCCCGCGTCATATCTTGGCGCAGCCACAAAAAGATCAGTCGAGACTACTGCCGACGCAATAGAGGCAGAGCAAGCCCAGCCGGTGAACGATCTTCAGGCGGCACAATACGGCCTCGAGTTGATCACCCGTTTTAACTTTCGAGACATAGACCTCGTTCGTCTAGCTCACCGTATGAGCGATGAAGATGTGACGCCAAAGCAGAAACTAGCGTTTCATTTCTTGCAGCAAATGTATGAGAAAAAGGACGTAACGTGGGACGGATTGTTGCGCGCCACGGGTAACCTTTTTACCAGTCCATCTACCTATGTAGGGTTGACCTCGTTTGGCCTTGGCTCAGCGGCAGCGCAGGCGGCAAAGACTGCCGGCATGCAAGGCGTCAAGGCTTACATCAAAAGCCAAATTCCCTCATCGATCGCGCTGGGTGTTGAGGGTGGTGCGTATGCCTCGCTCGACAATGCAATGAAGCAGTCGGTTAAAATCGAAGCTTCGCAAGCAATAAATCCATCCGAAGAAAATCAGTTAGGCACTCAACAAGAATTTGATCTAGGTGAAAACCTTGCGCATACCGTGCTAGGCACAGGATTAGGCAGCATAGTCGGCGTGGCAGCGCCGGCCCTTATAAACAAAGCCATCGAAGGTTTTGAGGGCATGGTGGCCGGTGCTAAAGACGGCGTTCTTGGTATGGGCGTCGGTCCTGTTCCAGAATTGAAAATGGCTCCCGAAGGAAGCCGAGGCCACTAAACGACGCTACCGAAAAATAGCTCTTTTTAGAGCTGTTGTCTTTTAGGCGCCTTCTGGGCGCCTTTTTTATTGGAACCAACGCATGGCACTTATTGACGAACAAGCCGCTGCGGCATCCGCAGCGGGCGGCACCCTCGTGCCTGAAGGCACGCAAGTCGCTGGCATGGGAGCAGGCATTAGTCGTCTGGGCCAGACGATCCTTGAGAAAGCTACCGGCAAGGGTGGCAAGATCATGGGGGCAGCGCGCGACAAATCTGCGGCTGACATGCGCAGGGCATTGGACGAGTCCGAAACCCCCGCGCCCGCAATTGTGGAAGAGGCATCGCCTTCGCCCGAGGTGCCGCCCGCCGGAAATCCAGCGCCTGCCGCTGTCGAAGAGGTTGCGCCAGCCATCGTTGAAGAACCCCAAACGGCGTTCCCGCGTGTGGCTGAGCCCGAAGTCGAGATTCCACGGAGTCTGACCGAAAATGAACCATACGATCGTTATCAGATGGATGTGCAGCCTAAGAACCGCATACGTGTAACTGAGGAAGATGTTGAGGCATCCCTTGCCGCGCCAGGTC